CCGTCCCCACCGTCATAGACTTCTGCAACTGCGGAAGTGGCGACCTTTAATCGCCTACCTCCGAGTTGTTTTTCTACATAGTCAGTAGCACCGTTAATCATTCGGTTTAATATGGCATCATTATCAGTTGAACCCGTAGCTCCAGTAGAGCCGAAGATTTGGGTTTTAACCTGTATGAGCGTTATCCAAGCGTAATCTTTTACTGCCATATTATTCCTTGATTAAGTTGCTGTTGTTACTGCTGTCTGGGAAACTGGTTTAACAATCTTTGGGTTGCCAAGCATAAAGTCAATGGCAAGGTCGCCCAAAGCGTTACCAGTTGAACCTGTCGTAAGGTCAATGTTGGCTTTTAGGTAGCGTTTTCTGTTACCCAAGTCCATATAGATTACACCTTGTGAGGAAGTTCCAGATGCCAAGTCCTGACCAGCCAATGAAACTGTGGCGTTGTTTGAACCAACAGCATCAGTAATGGCTGTGTATGTTCCACCTGATGTGGCACATTCACGGATATTCATTGAGAAAGCTCCTGCACCAGTATTGGTGTTATCTGTCAATGAACGGAATAGCTGTCTAACGACAACACTACGGAATCCCATAGTATCAATCGCATTTCCAATATCACCGTCATCACCAGTAGCGATACTGTCTACTACTCCGAGTTTGAATAAATTTCGTTCTTGTGGATTTATCATCTTATTATCTTTCTGAATTTATATATTACTTTTTCTTTTTAGACTTCTTTTTCTTTTCAGCGAAATCTTTGGTTCTTGACTGGAGTGGAACTTTTACATCTAGCACTCTGCGTAGATACACTTCTAATCCCTCTCTAGCTTCACCCTCTATGCCTGTTCCATAAGCTGTAAGCTCATCAAGTTCAATTACATCTGCGGGAAGCTCCATTACCTTATTATTCCTGTCTTTGCCCTGTGAATGTGGGTAATACTTAACTCCTTTAATCGTAACTGCTTGAGTGATAATCCTAAACTTACTTGTGGCGAAAGCATCTACGCCTCTATCCGCTAACACTTTAATAAGTTTCTTCAACTTATCAGATAGCGGTTTACCGTTATACTTTCTACCAGCATAATCATCAACCTTTTTCTCTGTCTTAATTTCAATTTTTTTATCGTCCATAATTATTTCCTTTCAATTTATATACTCCCTATGGGAGGCAGGTTTCCCTACCTCCTACATAGATTTGAATTTTAAGTTGCGACAGCAGTCTTTAATACTGCAAATGCCTCTGGAATACCGACTGACATAGCTACTCTACGAGTAATCCTAATAGCCGATTGGTTTGTTTCAAACAATGATGTGCCTGATACATAACCGTCCTCTGAAACTTTGGCTTCTGTTCCTGTTCTATCACCGATAACAAAGTATTTCATATTACCGAATACAATCCATTTTGTAGAAGCTGCGGTATCTGAAGCACCTGGTAATTGGTCGCTCAAGAATACTGGATAACCCCAGATAGTTCCTGCGGAATCAGTAATCTGGTCTGGTGTCCAAGCACCTTTAGAGAATACTGGGTTTGCGAATGTAGTCATATATTGACTGTCTTGTAGCAAGGTCTGAATAATGTGCCACGCATAAGGGGACATATAAAATGCTGCACCCTTTAGAGCTTTAGAACTAATGTTGTAAAGCAACTTACGCAAGTCATCAGGTTCTAGTTCTTCAAATGTATTATCAGCAGTTGTCATTCCTACTACTGTTACATCTGCATCATTGAAGATACCGATAAATGGAGCGCCTACTCCGTTGAACGCTTGATTATCTTCTTCAGTAGACATTACTTCTGCGAACAACTGGGTAAGTTCTGTTACCAAACCAGCACTTTCGTCTTGTAGTAATTCTGTTTCAAACATTGTTAGCCCTGTTAGCAATTCTGCTTGTAGAGTAATACGCTCAATCGTTGGGGAACTTTCTGTCATTGAAACAGTATGTCCAGCCCAGTAGGAGGTTACATTTGTTCCAATACGGTTGATGTGCATCTGTTCACGAACCATATTAACGATTCTAGCTTGAGCGCGAACAATTCCTTGTAGTCCTTGAATTCGCCAAATTTCGGCAATCAATTCTTCAGGAACTAGGAATCCACCGTTAGCACCAGTTAATTCACCCATAGCTTTACTTGAAGCACCTTGAGCTTCTTTAACCAAGTTGTTGTCTTTTAGTCCAACACCACGAATGAATTTAGCCATAATTTCTACATCACTCATTTCTTTGGCAATTTCTTCTTCGTCCAAATCCATTTTAGTAGATGTGGCTTCACTTACTGTTTTTACATCAGCAATTTTCTCATCAAAATCCTTTGTCATTTCTTCCTTAAAAGAAACAATCTGGTCTGTTACTTCTGTCTTTACGACTTCTTTAACATCTTTTACAAGGCGTTCAGATAAGTTGTTACCAATTTCTTCTATTGTTTTTTCGTCCATAACAATATCTTTCTCTGTTGATTTATATATTTCTTCTTTGGTTTAGCTTTCGCATAACCGATTCAGCTAATAGCTTCCCTATCTTTAGGTTAGTTTTTAACTCCTCCCGTTCTTCTAATGATAAGTCCTCAATAGTTCCACCGTTCTCAATAGCTTTATCGCTCCCTGCGATTAAACTTTGTAATGCGGTTGTCATATTATTGACTATTTCTTTAAAATCTTTTGTAGTAACCAACTCCATATCTTCTTTAATATCTTCATCTTTAGTTTCGTTTAATTCACCAAACATTTCTTTAAGCTCTACATCTGAATAACTGGCAAACTTTGGAGCTTCTTCACCGAACTCTTTGTAATGTTTGGCTAAATGATTATAAGCCCCTCGTCTTTCTTCGGCTGGAATCTCTGATTTACTATCTAAAACTTCTGCCATAGCTCTGACTACACCCCTCCATACAGTTACTAATCCGTTCTGATAATCGTGATGCAACAGCTTGTATTTATCTGGTGCTTTCTCTTTATCATCAATCCAAGTAAATGCTTTGCCATAATCAGCAAAATCAATTACATCTTCTTCTGTTGTAGCCCAATCTCTTACATTCTCTTTAACCTTTTTCTCGTCCCAAGCATCACCCTTACCAGCTAAAGCATATTTTTTATAAGGGATAATTGTTTTCTTCTGCCATTTCTCAATAACGAAATTAGCTAATTGGGTTGCATTAAATTTGGTAGCACCGATAAATTCAATCATCTCTTTAACATTAAATGTGAACATATCTTTATTCATACCTTTGGCTGACATCAATACCAGAGCTTCGGGATTAGCGGGAACAGGAACAGCCGATACTTCTAACAGTTCTGCTTTAGTAATGATATTTGGTCGGTTCTCATCTCGTTCTTTAGGTATAAACCCGACACTAAATGTGGTCATAATACCCTCTGCGAATTGAGCTTGAACTCTAGGGGACATAGGATTAGCTTCGGCACTAGCCCATTCAATCTCACCTATTAACCTCTTATTAACTTTGTCTTTCTTAATACTAGAAAAACGCCCCAATGGTAGTTCCCTATGGTTATGCGCCCATAAAAAAACAGGGTTCTCTTTAAATGCTTTTAAGTCCCAACCGTCTACTTTGACTATTTCCCCGTCCCTATCCATAGCTTCGGTAGAGGCGATTATTCGCATCTTCCCCTTTTCTCCCTGTTCAACTCTAGCTTTTGTGTAAATTAGTTCATTCATAGAAATCTCCTATTGTCTATTTAATTATATCACTACTCTCCCTTATGGCATATTCGGGAATTTATCCCCCTGATAAGAAACCGCACTCCACATACTATTGTGAGTTAAAAATGTATCTGTTAAAGCTGTTAAGTTAATTGTCGGAGCAGTCAAAACCGCAGGGAATACTCCCGCTGTTCCTAGCACTCCTAGCATATGGCTTTCCTTTACCCAAGTGAAACCAGCACTAAAAGCGTTTATCATATTACCAGCAATAAAGGTTGGCGGGTTTTTACCTTTAGTTACAGAAAAGGTTATGGCTATCCAATAACTATTCTGGGGGAGGATAACAGCATCACTTAAACGCCGTGTGTTTCTGATATTCCTTGCACCTGGTAGCCCAGTTACATTTAGAGTAGT